TGATGAAAAAACGCAGATGCATGTGCAAGCACATACACCTAACGTAGAGGACGGCAAATCAACAGACTTGCCCAGTTGTTACAAGCGCGAATAGACATAATCGACGCAGGCCGGCACGGCTGCGAAGTTCGCGCAGTACTCCTGGGGAGTCTCTGCTGACTGTGTAAACACAGCCGTGCTCTACTTTTTCAAGTAAATTAAAACCGGACTTTAACCGGAGGTACCACAAGGGAAACCTGAAAGGCCCATAGCGTTACCCTCGCCTAGGACGTTTACCTAGATCAGGGAATACTGTGAGCCACAGTGCTTTAAGGTTATACGAACCCTTAGGACTAAGCCTAAGCAAATATTTCTAGAAAGCAGGTGTTCCGGTATTATCCGGAAATGCAGTCTGAGTGCCCTGCAAAAGTGCAACGGGCGGTGGACCTATGTAAGACATGCATCTAGCGTCATCACCAGCTGCTCTACCATAAATGACCCTAATACTTGCAGCACTAGAGTTATTGACTATGACCTGGGCATGGTTAGCCATGGAAGAGGATGTTAATGGACCAGTCGTGCCAACCACACCGACATTCGCTGCATTGTTGCCATCCCAAAGCGGGATACGAGCGTATTGCTGATAACTGGGAACACGCACATGCAGTGCATTGTCAGTAGTGACAATTCTCTGCACTGAATTACTACGAGTACGTGGATCGCCGTTAGAACTAGCAGATACACCATTGTCAGTATTATAGGTCAATGCTGACATGGTGAACTGCGAGTTACCGCCTTGTGCGGAATACAAATGATGCTCGGTAGAGCCAGTCACAAAGGCATACATGGCAGCTATATTGGCAGCGCGTGTAAATCCACCTGAAACTGTAGTGGTTATTGGCAAAGGGACGGCCGGTGTGACACGCCCTGAAAACCAATAAGGCCACAATGTAGTCTGGTTAGCGACACCAGCGCCAAAATCAGCGGCATAATAAGAAGGTATCATCATGAGGCTCTTAAACGACAAAACAGTTTCACCAACAGTGTACTGGGTAACGGTATTGTCGATATCAGAGACACCGCCCATGCCAGACTGGTAAGCTACTATACTAGTAGAAGGCGTGGCACCAGCATTAAGCATGGCAAACATAGGTGGCGCGGGACAAGCAAATTGAAAATCTTCTTCAGCTTTGACTTCGACCAAGAAGTCTATGGTGCTGGCGGTTTCACCAGTGGTGATAAGTGTGTCTAAAACCACCAGTGAAATGCTACCTGTAGCATCCAAAACATTGGTAAAAGGCGCAGGAGCTACATAAGGGACTTCGAACTCAAACGAGCTAGCGTCTCGCAAATCGAAGACCTGAGAGTAGCTGAAAGGTTGAGGAAAGCCACTGGTCGTCTCAACTGTCAAAATGGTGGAACCAAGAATACCACTAGCGCCCGCATCGTTGTACGTGGGTACATAAGCCGCGAGAACGCGACCACCATGAAATTTAGTTTTACAAAAAGTAAACTTAAATTTCAAAGTACCCCGCCAATAACGAAAGAAAGTGGCAGAATAGCACAAAGGTGAACACGCTATAGTGTTAGTGGTTGCCGTGGAACCAGCAGGCAACGGTAAATTGCCGCCAGGCCTACCAGCATTCGTCCTAAACCAAAAATTGGTCGGACAAATCTGGGAACCATATATTGCTGTGCCGGGTAAATCAGTAGTCGTCATAGTACCAAGAAAACACTGACCGTACTTACCGATAACATACATAATGGCCATCTCATCAACTTCAGTGCCACCAGCTAAAGCATCAACCGCTAAACGGTTGCTCTGAAACGGTGCCAACACATAGGAAGCGGAATCCATATCAACATTAGCATCACCTATGTGATTGTTACGCCAGACACGTGAAGGTGCCTCTTGTATGCCTGGTTTGGCATACCCAAAAGCCTTAGCGACATTGGCGCCAACATCTAAAATGTTGGCGGTAACTGCCCCAATTGAACCCAAAAACGGGACATATGGTGAAACTGTACGTATAACAGTTGCCGCTTTCCGCGCAATGTCACTACCCTTCACTGACCTTTCCTCAGCCAAAGTTGCCGAATTTTTGGTCTTGGCCTTTAATTTATTATCAAGACCAGACTGCAAAAGCAAAGCATTGGCAGCAAGGGGCATAGAACCAACAAGCTCAACATCATGTAATGAAACCATAAGCTTCCAGGTTGGAGAATTAGAACCAGCTAAAACACGGTATGGCATGAGTTGGTTAATGGCAAATATGCCAATACTACCATTAGTTGGACCGTCAGTGTTGGTGCCAGTATACAAAGGCATAAAATCTTGAGGGTACAGAAAAGGAACGTCTAAAATAGACATGGTAGTTTCAACTAAGTCATGTTTGACATGAGGTAAATTAGTAACGTAAGCACTATTGAGAAAGCGAGGATACACCACAGTATTGCTGGTATCAGTGCCGTATTGAAAAGAGTTGACGAAAACTGCAGCTTGAAACGGATTAGATGCAGTCATAAAAGTGAACTTGGTGGTAAACCTAATACCATAAACGCCAGCAAGCCTATTAAGCAAATTTGGAAACCAAATAAGCAAATTGGTCCTGTTAAGGTTAACGTTTAAAATATTAGTCCTAACGGTGTTGGCTGAACCAGAATTTATAATCCTGGGTCTAGCCAAATAGTCAAGCAAATCCTGGTATGCTGGGTCAGCCTTGATAAAGGAACTCTTAACAGAAGTGCCAACAGTGACTGTGGTGCAAGCCTCATTTGAAATGGTAGACACACCAATAACCTCGGGCACAGGATTGATGGAAATACCTTCAATCTCATCGCAAGTCTGCAAATTGTCACGTAAATCTTCATTATGTTGTGTAGCGAGACTAATACGAAGGGCCAAGGCCTCAATTGGCACCCAAGTAACACAATTCTCTGGCTCGGCCTGAGTAGTAAGCTAAAAAGCAAGAGCAAACGGCTCTCCTGACGGTATCAGTGGACATGTGTTAATTTATTTTACCACAAAACACCCGTATATAAGCCTAAAACCAAGCGTCAAGACGCGCCTGCATCATCTGACGATAAGCAGGCCGACTATCAAAGTCGGGGACCATACCACCCTCCTGGAGCACTTCAACTACCAGAGGAAAGTAATGATTCCACATCTCGGCGCTATGGAGAGACAGCTCGCCAAGCATGTTCTCCAGATTATGGCGCATGTCTCCAAGAACATCCTTGTTGTTCTTGTAATAATACGCAATGTACAAAAAGCTTGCAGGATCAAGCGGAGCGACCCAACCACCGGCGCCAATATCGTCCCTAACAAATGAGCGCTTCAAAAACGTACACTTGTCAAGTGTGGTAAATGGAACCAATTCGCCTGTCTTACTACCCGCTGTGTATGTCAAACCAAATAGCTCACGCATCTGGTCGGCAACAGTGACCTGATTAAAGACATCGGACACGTCGTCAGTGACATTGACAATGTTGTCATCACCAAAAGTAGCGATGTAAACATTGTCCCACATGTTCTTGAAATCGCCAGTGGCGTTGCAATAGCATGCGGTAAGAGTAATAAGCGAATAAAGCGAATTGACAGGTGTGGTGAAAGGATGACCACTTGGCAACGACTTGTTCCATTGATACACATAGCTCTGGTCATAACCATCACCACCTAAATGGCGGGAGTGCACAAGATCGAGCCACAGCACCTTACGAACCTGTTGGTTCTCAGCACTGTCGTTGTACCAGCGGTTGACAAAGTCAAGGATGGCCATGTGCATGAATGGCTGCTCAGAAGAATCAAATCTCTTGAAATCCCCGTCAAAAACGCGGTTGCCTTTCGATTTGAGAAGCGTCGCAAGCTTAAACCAATCAGAGAAAGGATTAATGCCTGGACACATGCCCGAGTCAGTGTGATGGCGAAACATAGCTGCCATAAAAGCACCAAAGTACATACGGAAAGCGACAACGTAATCAAGCGGCGCACCGCTAATGACACGTGTCGCACCCGCATCCACCTTGGCATGTGGACGAGTCTCGTCTTTCAAGAAATCAGTAAAAACGTGCGCAAGGCGCTCATTCTTGCGGGCTGAATCAACGATTTGATCAACTCGTTCGAATAACTCTTGGCAAGCTTCTGACTCGAAGGAGAACTCGTCGCCTGCTCCAAAGAACTCTTTCTTACCACCTTTGGTGGTGAGGACGTATGGATAACCAGCGGAAGTGTTACGGGCCATGGATTTAATCTTGAGCCCCTCAACACCCTTCACGGCTTCAACTTTGGAAAAGACGCCGCGGTAATCATCAACGCTTGCCTCACGAAAGGGCTTTGTGGCCAAGGCTACAATGGCATCGATGTTATCGACAACGCGATAATCCAAAGGAGACTGATAAGCTTCAAGTCCCTTAAGTATGGGACATACGCGCTCTCCATTCGCGTCCGTAAACGGTCGCAAATGTGCTGGTCTCTGGGGGTTAGGTCCAAACAATTCAAGCTCACCAATAGGTGACAATTTAAGTTTCGAGGCAGGGCTAAGGGATATGGGCTTCTCAACCTTACCAATGATAGTAAAACTACCATCTATAAGCTTGGAAGGTCCAACAATGCCTGCTTGCTCCTCACAAGTGAGCTCGCGTACAGGCACTCCCTTCGCCGCCATATCCTCTGTGAAATTGTCACGAGTTATGGAGAACTTGGATATAGCATCAAGAACCATCTCTTGCGTGATGATAGTGGCGAACCCTTGGTGTTGAAATAAGCCAGGAGCTCCAGCAACATGAAAGCCAAGGTAGCAGCGCCCGCCATAATAGCGGTTGACCGCTATGGTAAGCGGTGCGCCACACATGCCCCTGGCTGTGTCCATCTTGTAAGACAAAACGTCCTTGTTGTCGTAGCCAGCTGCGGTAATCTCTTTCATATAATGGAAGCTGGACGCCGTAAGTGTCTTCTGCACCTTGTGTTCACCGTCACGGTCATGCGTGGCCTCAAACACATCAAGGCGGACTGCAGGTGCCGCTTTGATAGCATCCTGATATTGCTGATCCGTGAGAAAGAACTGTGTGATTTTCTTGGTGGCCCTAAATGAGCCACTGGGGAAAAGGATGAATTCAACATCCCTGTCCTTTGAGGTGATACGGCGCATGCCCAAAAATTGGGCTATGCTAAGCTTGAACTTGTTGGCGGTGACTGGATGCACAAAAGTGATAACATCACTCTTGAAGCTGTCTCCATTTTCAACACGTTCAGCAAGCTGCCGGCCAAAATGTCGTGGAAGCATGGCAAGGTCGTTCTCAATGAACTGAACCTGCCCAATGGTCTGTTGATCGTCTTGCCCATAGTTCAAATAGAGACCATAGGTGTTCTCATAGATGATCTTATGTATATGAGCAGACGCTTCAACACCGTCTTGAACCTCAAGCGCCGAGCGGAAAAACACCCGTTTGGGTACTCCTTTGTCTTGCTTGACATTGCTCTGTTCGATAGGTCTACCACGTGGACTACCACCCTTACCAAATAGGTAATTGTAAACGCCACTCACAAGCGTGTAAACCGCAGAAGCGGCTGTGGTCACAAGATAAGCAACACCAGCCAAAGTGAACACGCCAGCAGCTGTAAAAAGCGCAGCATTAATTCGCGGATGTGACTTCTCAAAATCAGCGAAAAATTGCTTAACGCCGTCAACAACGGCCCGTGCCTGCTCAACAAAAGTTGGTTTGCGATCACGCACACCAGCGTCGACAACAGCCAGCATGTCCAAAGGATTTGCCTTAGTGAACCACTGGAAACCCGACTGCAATTCAACCCGTGGCTTACCAGCAATGCCAGCAAGGAATTCCTCAAGATTGGCAACAGATTCAGCATGAGATTCAGCACCAGCGACGAGGCCCTGAGAGACCTCTTCAATAAGAGCGCGAACCTCAACGCGAGCACCGCTCTCTTGAGGCGTGGTGAAATCGTGCTTGGTTAAATACCAAGCATCCCAAGGATATGCATCGAGATACATATCGGGAGTGGCATCATCCATACCGCGTAACTTGCGTAAGTTGGAGGCAAAGGTTGCTTCAACTTTCGCGTAATCGAGGGTTCCATTTTCTTTCTGGAAATCCTTGGAAACCCAAATCTTATACGGGTGCTTGATGCGTCGCACGACGGCTTCGGGGGCTGTGATGAGCACCTCAGCTTGGTTAGTGATACAAGCGCAATTGGTGGTACCAATAACCAAAGGTGTGTCAAAATAAAACTTGCCTTTGCTAGGCAAATCTGCGAAATTAAGCGCAAAAGCCCAATTACCAATCATACGAATGACGTTCATATACTCATTATCGGACTCCCCCTTAACAGGTTTAACCTGAAAACAGTCGTCCATAATGAGACACTTTTGATTGGTGTATCCATTCCAATATTCGGTTGTGCCCTTTTGCCACAAGTGCTTAAGAGCCGCGTCATGTGGCACAAGACCAGACTTGACAAGGACAGTGGTTGCAAACTTTGTAACCAAAGTGGTCTTTCCTAGGGCACTACCGCCATAGAAGCACACAAAAGTGGGCTCAGGGCGGAAATTACGTGCTCCAGTGATAGAACCTTGATAAGGAAACAAAAGGGAAGCCAAACGTGATATATCACGCTCAACCCTCTTGATGAGGTAGTCATCCCTAACGGTCGCCTTAAGGCCCATGCCTTCAAGCTGTACCTCAACCATAGCAAGCAAATCCTCAACTGGAATTATCTCACCTTTAAGAACACGCCTTTCAAAAGCGTCGATCTTCTCAGTGTAGCTCTGGACAAGGCGGTCTGAAGCGTCCATCCAATGTATCTCCTCAAGGGAGAACAACGAGCGGATAGCATTCACAACCTTCTCAGCATAAGATAAACCGTGCTTGAAAATGCTCTCAAATCCATCCTTTGTGCGATCAAAACTACCAACGCGTTTCATCAATTCGCCTACGGCGAAAGTGACGGAACGTGTGGGAATCATCGTCGCACAAACAGCCGTGCATATCAGAGCACCAATATCCATACCAGAAAACCCAGATTGCTCTGATGGACGAAAGAAGGGTTCAATAACCCCCCAAATGTCATTGCCAAAAAGCACGGCAAGAAAACCTGCCGACAGAACAGGAAAAATAGGAATATGAATAAATTGGTTTAAAAGGGTATGTGCCAAAATGGCAGCAGGGACAATCCAAAGTTTACCGACAACGCTCTTGGCAAATTCGGCAAATTCGGAAAGTTTAGTCTTGATAGTGTCACATAAATTAGCGATACTATCAGACGCCTTGTCAACTTTCGCAAATGTGCGTCTAACCGCACTAGTAGCAACTGTGGTAACAACCGCAGTGGCAACAGAAGCAAGAATGGGTAATGTATAAGAAGAAGTGGATGATGAAAACCCTTGCTCTTCAACAACAACCTTCAACTTGCTAGCAGCAAGCTTTTCTGCACGAACATCTCGTTCACGCTGTTTCTTAGGCAGACTCTTACGCAAAGCCTTATAACGAGCCTTGGCACAACGAGCCTGATGCAAATCGCGTTCCTCACGGGACATAACTTTAACAACAGATTGGTTTGCTTTGTTAGACGACATATTGCTATAGTTGTAATATATCATAAAAGTTTAAAATTGGTGTGTTGGTTGATAACGAGAGAGCCAACATCCCGGTCACGCGTAACTCGTAACTAGTTTGGAAGTCAAAAAGACTACTAACTATGAGGTGCATGTAACTTGAACAATATGTGGGAAGGAAAATCCCACATATTGTGTGTGGGGCGAGCAGAGCAAAATAAAACAAATGCTCTAAAAATGCCACTCCCACGGGTAAATACAAATTTGCGCTAGACCGTAGCACTGAAGCACACGGGGTACAACAAATTGATTGTAAGTAAACAGAATTCCGGAGAAAAGCCGGCAAGCTCTTGTCATACATTACAGAAATCCACGAAGGGCAAACTTGAATCTTCGAAACAAGCTCTGTAATATACTATCCCTAGTCAACTATAACCTCTCACAGCAATGTGATGCTCTAGCAACAAAAATGGACGTACTCCACCCAAAGGTGCATCGGTAAAGAAAAAGCCCTAAATTAGTACTTCGGGCTAAAAATAAAACGAAACTGAAACCTTGGGGGGGAAACTGTTGTGCCACACTAAGCAGTGGCCTGCACTGGCTTTACTCACTCAAGGTGGAAGGCGCCGGGACCTGCCGTAGATCGACTCCATACGGGAGAGCATCTTAGTTTACATCCAAGTGTTAATGATGCATGTTAGTTAACGTCCAACTGTTAAAGACGGCAAAACAAAGCACATAGCGACGCTTAAAGCGTGCGCTATGC